AAAAAGAAGACATCAATTCAATGCCCAAAAGGGGGGTTTAACAAAACATACAAAAGCAAAAGCAAATGAGAGCAAAGTCATTAAAAACAAAAGAACTTCAAGGTACTCTGATACCATCCAGGATCAAATCCTTTTCCGGTAGCCCAGTCGGCAGGTCGCTGCTGAAACTGAACGAGGACGAGGTTAAGATTTATGAGAAATTAAAAGACCATCTCCAAGCCCACAAGGCAAGCAAGGACGTTGATGACATTTTTTTGAGCATTGCATCGCGTGCGATTGGCCATTTGCTTTACAATGCTGAGGTTCTTGCAGTTTCTGGCGCAGTAATGGTGCATCCAAACGGTGCAAGGCAAGTTAGTGCAGAATGGACTGCATTTAAACAATCTATGGATATGTTTTTGGAGATCTCTAAGAGTTTAGGCTTAGATCCTGGCAGCCGTTTAAAATTGGACTACTTTAGAGATAGTAACGAAGATGAAGACGATGAGATAGCTAAACTTTTAAAAATGAACTAATGAAACAAAGCATTTCTGAAACATTGACATTTTTTTTCGTTGTCGGCATAATGATAACAGGTTTAGCTGTTCCTTTTTTTTATTTATGGAATTGGCTTTTTGTTAAATTCTTTTGGTTTGATTTTATAGATTACTTAGAGGCAGTTGGATTTGTTAGTTTTATTTTCCTATTCAGATTTATTGCCATAGAGATTAAAACACCTAAATGAAATTTATTGAGGATGTTGTTTCTGGGCGTTTAAACATTGGTAACTATGCAAGGCTGGCAGTTGACAGGCATTTAGCTGATTTAAAAAATAACGATTGGGAGTTTATATTTTCAGAGGAGAAGGCAACCAGGGCTTTCTCCTTTATTTCTGCACTCCGACACACCAAAGGCGAGTTTGCTGGGCAGCGGTTTAATATTCAACCTTTCCAAGAGTTTTTTATAAAAGTATTGTTTGGATGGCAGAAAAAGACTGGTGGTAGACGATTTCGAAAGGCTTACCTTGAGATTGCAAGGAAGAATGGGAAAACGGAGTTAGCGGCTGCGATTGCAGTCTATTGTTTTCTGTTGGACAATGAAACGGGAGCGGAGGTGTACACGGCTGCAACGACAAGGGATCAAGCAAGGATTGCATTTGATACGGCAAAAGTATTTTTAAAGAATTTAAAGAATGATTCAAAGACATTTAACAAGTTAGTTAATGTTTTAAAGTATAACTGCAATGTACCTACGACAAACACTAAATTTGAATCGGTTAGTGCCGATGCTGATACGTTAGATGGTTTAAACCCACATTGTGCCATTATTGACGAATACCACGCGCATAAAACAAGCGATGTATTGGAAGTTATGGAGACTGGCATGGGTTCGAGGTTACAGCCATTACTTTTAATAACAACTACTGCTGGATTTAACCGTGAAAGTCCTTGCTATATGTACAGGAAGGTAATGGTTGACATTTTAGAAAAAAGAAAAATAGATGAGTCTGTTTTTCCGTTACTATTTTGTCTTGATGAAGGCGATGACTGGCAGGATAAAAATAATTGGACAAAAAGCAATCCTAACCTTGGTGTTACTCCGTACATGGACTACATGGAAAATCAATACCAAAAGGCATTGAACGAAGGAGCAGCAAAGCAAATACAATTTATGACTAAGAATTTAAACGTATGGACATCTACCTCCTCCGTTTGGATTTCGCAGTCTTACATTGATGCAACCAGGTTATTTATTGATGATGCTACGCTGTATAATAAGAAATGCTTTGCTGGCTTAGACCTTGCCTCAACGCGTGACATCTGCGCTCTTGTACTTTGTTTTCCGGTGCAAGAAGGATTATCTAAGCCTCATATAAAATCTTATTACTTTTGCCCAGAGGATAATGTTAGAGAGCGATCATTGAGTGATGGTGTTCCATATCTGCAATGGCAACAGGATGGGCATCTTACTATGACAGATGGTAATGTAACTGACTACGATTACATAAAAAACAAAGTCATTGAAATAACGGCTAAATATAAAATAGAGTGCATTTGTTTTGACAGATGGAATGCCAGTCAGCTTGTTATTCAGCTCACAAACGATGGTGCAACCATGAAGCCATTTGGCCAAGGTTTTATTTCCATGTCTGCACCAACTAAAGAAATAGAAAAGTTGTTTTTATCTCATGAAATTACACATGATGGTAATCCAGTATTAGAGTGGATGATGAGTAATGTTATTTTGCGGTTAGATCCTGCTGGCAACATAAAGATAGATAAAGCAAAAAGCACAGAGAAAGTGGATGGAGCGGTTGCAATGGTTATGGCATACGCTCAAATAATGCAAGGTGATAGACCAACGATATATGAGGGAAAGGAAAGGGAAGGAGGATTGTTAATGTTATAAAATGTACCTAATTAAAATAAAAACCTTTTAATTATGGAGAAATTAATGGCAAAGCATGAATATGCTGAACAAGTTAGACAGATTAATTCAACATCCGGATATTTTCATAGGTTTTACGAGTTATCTGGAGAATGTCGTACACATCAAGAGGCATGGATAAGGTTAGAGGAAGAAAGAGACACCTTTGGACTTGATGAAAAATATAAAACCTATGAAAGTTTTCGAAAAGCAAAAAGTAATTATATGGTAATGCGTTTTGTTTAACTTGTTACTTTAACTCCGTTACTTCATACTATTCTGGTTTATATTTGCCGCATGGGAATAATTAACTCCATGCGGTCTTTTTTTTCTAATACTCGTGCCAGTATAGAAAATCCAAGTACACCAATTAACGGTGATACATTAGGCGCATTGTTTCAAAGAGGATCAGCTGCTGGTGTTGCGGTAGATGAATATTCTATTATTGGTCTTCCTGCATTTTACCGTGCCACTCAAATACTTGGAGGTGTTATTGCCTCTTTGCCTTTTGATATTATAGAAAAAGGAGAAGATGGTAGTTTAAGAATAGCTAAAGAACATCCAAATTTTAAAATAGTTAGTCGTGAGCCCTCACAATTTTACACAGCTCACACTTTTTATAAAACAATGGTGCTTCACTATTTGAGCCATGGTGTATTTTATGCTGCAATTAACAGGAATGCAAATAGCCAAAGGATTACAAGTCTTTTGATACTTGATCCTACGCAAATGGAAAGCTACTATAATACGAGAGGAGAGTTATTATTTAAGAATAAGAAGAATAACAAGAAGTATAGTTCTGATAACATCATACATATACCTAACCTTTCATGGAATGGTATTGATGGTTTTGTTATGCCGGACCTTCACAGAGATAACTACGGCTTGGCTTTGGCTAATAGAAATTACGGTGCTAACTTTTACAAGAATGGCGCACACTTAAACGGAGTGCTAAAGCATCCTGGCAAATTAACAAATGAGGCATACGACAGATTAAAATCTTCTTTTAATCGTGCTTTTGGAGGCAGTCAAAATGCTGGAGGCACTGCCATCTTAGAGGAAGGCATGGACTTTCAGAAAGTAGGACTTAATCCTAATGATGCAGCATTCAATGAAACAAAGAAAGCTACTATATCAGACATTGCTCGCATAACTGGTGTGCCAGGTGTTTTGTTGGAAGATATGGATAAAGCTACATTTAGCAACATGGAGCAATTAAGCCAAATGTTTGTTAATTACACCATTATGCCATTGTGTGAAATAATTGAGGCAGAATTTAATAGAAAGATATTTTTTGAGGTAGAAAAAGAAAGGTATAGTACACGTTTTAATCTTGATGGCTTACTCCGTGGTGATGTTGCAGCAAGATCTTCTTACTACACAACTATGCGTAATGTTTTAGCAATGTCACCAAATGAAATAAGGATTAAGGAAAATATGAACCCTTATCCTGGTGGAGATTCCTATGAATTACCCTTAGCTTCTAACATTAAAATAGAACCATCCACTGAAGGAATGACACATGAGAAAGGTGAAAGTGAAATAGACATTGATGACGATAGTAACGATACTAACGATTAAAATATATGGAAAAAAGAAGTATAAATTACGAGTTTCGCGCTATGCCAGAATCTCGTACGATAGTAGGCACTGCTACCGTGTTTAATTCTGCCTATGACATGGGTTGGTATGATGAAGAGATGAGCCAAGATGTATTTACTAACTCGGACATGAGCGATGTAGTAGCATTGTTTAATCATGATGCTAACATGGTTTTGGCAAGGACTAAATCCGGTACCTTAAAATTAAAGGTTACGGGTAATGCTATGGAATATGAATTTGAGGCACCAAACACTACTTTAGGTAATGATCTTTTAGAGATGGTTAAACGTGGTGATGTTTATCAATCTTCATTTGCTTTTAGTGTAGAGGCAGAGGATTGGCAAGAAAGGGAAGGTATGAAACCAAAGAGATTGATTAGAGGAATAAAGAAAGTATATGATGTTTCACCAGTTACTTATCCGGCTAATCCAGATACCATGGTTGCCAAGCGCAGCTATGAGCAGATAGCAGGAAAGGTAGATGAAGAATTACAAAGTGTTATTGACATATCAGTAAAATCTGAAATTAATATACAGAACGAATTACGCAGGAATGCCCTGCACTTATTAAATTTAAAAACAAAATAATGACTGCAAAGGAATTAAGAGAAAAGCGGGCTTCCGATTACGCAATAATGGAAGACCTACAAAAAAGAGCCGCAGCCGAAGGTAGATTAATGTCTGCTGACGAATCCGCACAATGGGATAAAGCAGATGGTTCTTTTAAAAGTTATACAGACCAAATTTCACGTTTAGAAAGATGGAATGAAATCAACTCCGAGTCAAGAGGAGTTAGTGTTATTGAAGACACACTTGCTGCATTGCCAACTGACAAAAGAGAGATTGTAAAGTCTCCAGAGTATCACTCTGCGTTCATGAAGGCGATTGCTAAGAGAGAGTTGAATAACAAAGAAAGTAACTTGCTTCGTGAAATGCGTGGTACTGCTACTATTACAACTGCCGAGACTGGCTTGGCTGGCGGTTATGTTATTCCTTACCAATTCTCAAACGAGTTGGAAAGAACAATGGCTTACTACGGCCCAATGTTACAGGTTAGCCGTATTATTACTACTCCTCAAGCAGGTACTTTGTACTGGCCAAAGGTAAATGATACTGGTACATCTGCAAACTGGCACACAGAAGGTGGAGCGGTAACTGTTCAAGACATGACCTTTACAAGAGAGACTTTTGCAGCTCACGTTTGTAACACATTGGTAAAGGTATCTGTTGAATGGGCAAATGACGAGTTTGGTTTATTAAATAGTGAATTACCAATCATGTTAGGTGAGCGTTTAGGTAGAGCATTAAACACTGCATTTACAACTGGTGATGGTTCTGGTAAGCCAACAGGATTCAGAGATGTTGCACCTTCTGGTGTAGAATCTGCAACTACTGGCGCGTTTACTGCTGCTAACTTGGTTGACCTTGTTCATTCAGTTGACATTGCTTACCGTAACTCACCATCTGCTGCATTTATGATGCATGACCAGATTTTGAGCGCGGTTAGGAAGTTAAACTTTGATACTGCAAATAATCCATTATTCCAACCATCACTTAGAGAAGGTACACCAGACAGATTGCTTGGTTACAATTTCTTTGTGAACAATGATTTACCATCTGCACAGGCTGCTGATGCGAAGATTATTTTCTTTGGAGATTGGAGTAAATATATAATCCGTGCTGTTGCCAATAATGTCCTTGTGCCATTGCGTGAGCGTTTCATGGATGAGATGGAAATAGGTTTCTTAATGTATGCTCGTTATGATGGCAAATTGCTTAATACGGCTGCAATTAAGCACCTAAAGAATCTGTAATCAATAGGGGATAGTAAAGGGATAGGGAGAAATCTCTATCCCTACTTAAAAATATAAAGATGGCTTGGAAAGTAACAACGGCACCAGTAACAGAACCTTGGACATTGTCTGAAGTAAAAAACTATTTAAAGGTTGATACATCTGCTGATGATACAATGATTACTACTTTAATTACTGGAGCTCGTCACGTTGCTGAAAGTTACCTTAACATGGCATTGATTACTCAAACTATTACTGAAAAGTTAGATAGGCTTTCAAATCCAATTATTTATTTAAGTATTTCTCCAGTTATTGCCGTTTCTAATTTTCAGTACGCAGACAGCCAAAATACAACACAGACATACAATAGTAGTAATTATATTGTAGATAATTTTTCAAAACCATGCAGGCTATCCCTTGCATTTGGCAAAACATGGCCAACATTGTACGGTAATATAAATGATGTTACTATAACTTATACGGCAGGATTTAGCAGTGAGGCAAGTGGTGTGCCAATGCAAATAAGACAAGCAATGTTGATGATGATTGCTGATACTTACGACAACAGAGAAGATTACGTTAGAAAGATGCCTACTGCCTCTCAATATCTTTTAGATCAATATAGAGTTCAATTATTCTAATGAGATACAATAAGAAAGAAGAAATAGGACGATTGAGAGAAAGAATAATAGTACAGAGTGTATCTCGTGCTATTGGTACTACTGGTTTTGGAACAGAGACATGGAGTAATTTTGCCGAGGTGTGGGCAATAGTAGATTATAAAGGAGTAAACAAGGAGGAGGTAGAAGGTGGCAAGATAACAGCATTAAGCCAGGTGAGAGTTACCTGTCGAAATAGGACAGACATAAACGAGCAACAAAGAATTATCTGGATGGACAAATACTACCAAATAGAGAATCTCCAGATAAGTGAAGACAATATGTATTTACATTTATTTTGTTCATTTGCTCAAAACTATGTGTAATGGGATATTTATCAGCTAAACAAATAAATCACCTTAAAGACCTTCAGAAGTCTAACTACGCAGGTAGAAGGAGTTTCCAAGGTATGTCATTAAGAGTGGTAGGTTTAGCAGATGCGGTGATTGAATTTGCAGAGTTAATGGAGCAATGTACAGTTAAAGAAAGAAGTAGAGTAATAGATTCAGCTACTCCTATTGCATTACAAATTTATAAGTCATTAGTTCCGGTGAGTAGTAAGCCTCACCGTATTAGTACCAATCCTTTTAGTAATAAAAAAATGAAAGGATGGGCAGAAGATGATCGCGCATCTATGACTGTACAACCAGGTAATTTAAGAAAGTCAATTATTGATTTATCTAAAAATCTTAAATCATATAGATATGCAGTCGGAGCTGTAGGCCCATTGTACAAAAGAGGTACAATGAATAAAGGTATAAATAGTAGCGAAGGAACAAATGGCTTTTATGCTCACATGGTTTTTGGAAGCACAAGAGCCTGGTATAATAAGATAGTAGTACAAGCAAGAAATTTAAGTAGAGAAAAAGTAATTAAAACCATGCGTAATGAATGCATTTTCATTATGCAGGAGAGACCTAAAAAATTTTGGCAAGTATTATGATAGGTAAAGTAATATATGGGAGACTATCAACTGATGTGGCAGTTACTGGTGTTTGCGGATTACGCATTTTTCCAGATATTGCTCCTCAAAATGTTACCTATCCTTTTTGTGTTTACACAATTATTAATAGTGTTGCAGTTGATTTTAAAGATGGTCAAAGTAATCTTGAAGAAGTTAGTTTTCAAGTAGATGTTTATACAAACAACTATGACACTACACAAAGTTTATCTAACTCTATAAGAAATAGATTAGACAGATTTGTAGGTACAGTAAATGATATTAGTGTGCAGACAGTTAAGTATATGTCATCTGATTCACAAGCATACAATGCTGATTTAAATGTTTATTGGATGAGTATTGATTTTATGGCAAGAATGAAACGATAATTATGAAGTTAAGATTAATAAAAACGTGGAACGGCAAGCCAGTAGGCGCAACAGGTGT